AGGCTTCTTTAAGTATCTTGTCGCTTAGTTTCGGGTACGCCAAAGCTCAGGTCTCCTATAACGGTTAGCCTTCGGATCATCCCCTTTGGGATCGATATGATGTTGGCCATGTCGTCTTCGTACCAGGTCTGTGCTATGGCCACTCCGTCCTTGGTCTTGTCGACCAGGAACCCTACTGTCCAGCATGGGTCAAATGTTGCCTTGGTCGGCTCACCGAATCGCCAGCCGTCCAGGTGGTACGCGTCAACCCATTCCACGACTACAAGATCAGGACTTTTCATTTGCTACCTCCTGGCCCAATGGTGAGCGATATCTGTTACAGGGTGATTACTTCTTTTTGCCGAGCCACCCTTGCACTGTGTCGGTTTCGTATATACGGAAACCCGTCCAGATGATCGTAAACAGGGCGGCAATGGACGGCAGGATCTCAGCCAGGGTGCCGAGTACAGTCACAACAGAGAGGCCGTCAGCGACGTGTTTAGCGGTCTCGGAAGCGTGGTATGCCATTTACGCCTCCGGCCAGTCTTGAGAATTCACGACAGCGATCAGCGCAGGCACGTCAGGGCAGGCATCGATGGCCGCTTCCAGGCGGTCGGCTTCTGCCACAACCGCAGCTCGGTATCCGGCAACGGACTCAGGCACGGCCACCTGGCGTTCGGCTGAGCGGATGATGTACCAATCGGTCTGAGCCAGCAGAGAGCCTGCCGTAGCCTTGACCTGTGCTGTCCACTGCGACTTCAGACCCTTAGTCACCAGCCGCTTGGTGGTGTTCTGCATGGTCTCGGTCAGCGGGTTGTACTCTTGGACATACAAGGGATTGCCGTTCTCGTCTACTTCTTCCCTGTCGTTGAGCAGTTTAGGATTGCCCACGCCCCAGTAGAATCGCTGGTCGTAACTTTCAGGATCGGCTACCTCTACCACGCCTAGTTGTTCACGCAAGGCAGCGTCACGAAGGTGAGGATACTTAACCCCAGCCTCAGTGGTATAGGGGCGGTCAATGTTTATAAATTTGTCACCAAGTTTGAAAGCCATTTGTTGCTCCTATCGTGCAAGGCTGAGTTTGAAGGGGTTTTCGGCGAAGCAGGCGTACACAAATGTGTCCCCATTATAGTTAACAGCAGTTCCACTCGCTCTCAATTTAAATCCATTTGATGTGCAATCTAAAATGTTATCGCTTGTGTTTTCTGCGTTTGAGAGATTTGGGAACAGCGCTGCGTTCATCACGTTATATGTATTACGAGCCGTATCTAACAAATACCAACTGGCAGTTTGTGATGTATTTTTTATCATCACCCATCTCGGCCTAAACCCAGTGAACACAAACGGCCCGTCTGTCGATCCGTTTCCGGTGTAACTCCCGAATGCGCTATAACCAGCGATGGGGGCGAAGCAGTAGGCTACAAAGTCTTGTCCGTTGCCGTTTGAATATTCTGCACCAGCACTTCCATTCCACTTAACGGAGAAAACAGAACTAGTAGGGACTGCTCCAATGTTGGTTGTAAATCTTGTTGAGTCAGCAGCAGAAGTAGCGTTAAGCCATAAGGCAGTTCCGCTTGTGTACCCTGTTCCATTAAATTCAACCAACCAGTTCAGCGCATCATCTCTGTTTTTAATGATGACCATAGAGGGCTGAATCCCAAGCCCATGTCCTACTGTTTGGGTTGATGTTGAATTGTTGCCAACATAAGTGACCACGGAGAAGCCAGCAGTGGTATTGGCTGAGACTGTGCTGCTGATAGTGCCAGCAGTGTTGCTTACACCTGCGCCGTTGGCTTTCCATGCCCAGTAGACATAAGAATCGCCGCTACTGTTTGTTTTATTAAAAGTGCTTAGAGTAAATCCGTCAGAGTTAAACGAGGTTATGCTTGCAGCCTCAGTTTCCTCGGCATTCGTAAGGTTAGAACTTAATACTTTTGTTGAACCCCTGACAGCATCAATTAGAATGTGATCCCTGTCAGAATTTCTGCGCTTGATCCAGACGAAATCCGGCTGAAAATTTAGACCCGATATGGTCTGTGTCGAGCCATTGCCGGTGTAAGTCCCTGCTGCAAAATGGTCATCGCCACGCTCTATGACTGGCATACGGCCCCCTCATAATGTCTGCGCTGGTTGTTATTCTGTGTCTTCATATCCGCCCATCTGCAATTGCTTGGTTCATAGTTACCGAAAGGGTTGATCCTGTCCAGCGTTAGTCCGTCTGGCCTGTCACCCATGTCCTCATAGAAGCCATCGAAGGTCATCCACTTCTCGCAAACAGTTACGCCTTTTGCGCCATACCATTTGTAAGATTCGTCTGTCTCATCGAGGCATCGCTTCTTCATGCTGCGCCAAGAGTTGTAAACAGGTGAGTGGATCATGCCGTGGATTACTGAACTTAGACCAGCCAGCCGACCCTTCTCTACCCGCAGGCAGCCGCATGATTTGGTGTTGCCGTTGCGGAGTCTTGCGCCTTTAGCCACCAGTTCATTACCGCAGTCACAGACGCACTTGTACCACCGCTGCCCATGCTTATCGGAATGGGAGAAGCCAACCACAGACAGGCTGTTGTATTTATCGCCAACAAGGTTGAGTTTGTTATGTCCGCCCATGTCTATCCTTATGGCAAGTTAGTTGTGCAGAGTGCCTTGAAACCAGAGGGGGCGGTGTAGGCAAATGGGCGTTGACCGAAGTTTAAAGAGGACGCTGCCAAGGAGTTATAGATTCCAACTACAGGCACAACAGTATTACCAGCAAGGTTGCTAAACGCAGTGCCTTGGCTAGAGCCGTTCTTATAAAACACAATGGTTCCAGCGTCCATGTCATACGCAACGCCAATCACATCTCCAGCAGTCCAAGTTGCACCATATGATGTAGACGAGGCTCCGCCGTTGCGTTTTGTTCCATCTTCTCGATAACGCCAAACGGTAGCATCAACACCTGGCTCTGTTGTGATGTCGTAAGTTAAAGTTGCAACCCCAACAACCGCACCGCCTCCAGAGTTGTTCCCGCCATAATTAAATTCAAAATACCACTTGCCGCTGGATACGCCTGTTGTCCCAGTAACGCCATTCCATGTTGCAGTTTGCGTAAGGTCTAGGTTTCCATTCGCAAGCGTTATTGCTGATCCTTTGTTCAGCGGGTTGAGTGTGCAGTAATTCCCACGCACTTCACCACCAACACCGGTGTCTGTGCCGTAGCGAGTAGGCGAATCCACCAGAGAATCATTACCAGCACCAGTACTGATCGAGAATTGATTGGGTGTCCAGTTGTTGCCATTACCAGACGAGTCTTTGCCTAGTGTAGTTGCAGTATTGTTTGAGTTGTCAGCAAAGTCTAGGTAGAAGCCGTTAGTACCATAAGAGCCAGAGTAGGCCTTAGGCTTCCATACGCCGGTGTCGGAGTCAGTCTCACCGAATGAGGATGGGGTTAGGGCTTGGCCGTCGATGAAGTGGACTTCTGCCATGTATCCATCGAAATACTCATTTGAGCCAGCACCGCTATTTGAACCTAAGTTATGTGCAACATTCTGATTGATTTGGGTGGTGTCGTTTTGAGTAATGTTTGTTGAAGTAGTCCAAGTAAATGTTTGGCCATTTACATACAACAAGGCTCGGTTTGCTTCTGTTGCTTGGGTCGTATCTACAGCAACCACAATGTGATACCAAGCAGATGTATCACGAAACAATCCAGTCGAAAACCTTCGGAAAAACCCAGAATACTTGAACGATAGTTCGTCAGAGCCGTTTTGACCAAAAGCCAAAGCACCCTGCGCTCCAGACCCTTGAGTCCCAAAAAGAGTTTGATAATTTTTCGTTGCGTAAAGCGCACTTCTTTTTATCCATGCACTCCAAGTCCATTTGGTTCCGGCAGTTGGTGTGCTAAAAGTGCGATTTAAATAAGCACTGTCCGCAGAGTTAAACCGCAGACTTCTTTCAATCTGGTAGCCGCCTGCTTCAACGGCAAACCCTACAGGTAGGATAGCCATTAAGCCAATGCTCCTGAGTTGACAACATACACATTGGTTCCGTCTGAGAAGTAACTCAGGAGGTATGTTGATGCTGCGCTGATAGTCGCTAGAGCCGTGGTAGATACCTTGGTGTTGGCATGAGCAGAGACTGTGTAGCCACCAGAGTTCACCAACAGGATAAAGCCAGACTGACCAGCCGTGATGTTGGTAAAGGTCAGCGTGAAGTTACCAGTTGGCGTGCATTTAAAGTTATTGGTGACGCTCATGTCGAATGAGCCATCGTTGTCAGTAGTGACAGTGCCACGCTGAGAGATGGTAAAGGTCTGTGCTACATCAGTCTTGGCGGTGTCAGCGTCGTAGGCTTGTACGTCAACGCCAACCTCGACGTCCATTGCCTGTTGAGCTGCGGCAACCGTGGCAGCGGTAAACACGGCCTTGCCGACCGTAGTGCCACCCAGGTTGGTCAGGGCGGTGGCAGAGCTTGCCAGGTCAGACAGGTTATTGGCAGCCGAGAGCAGGCCCTCTGCGGACACGTAAGCGGCCACCCAGGCAGACCCGGTGTAGACCTTCATAATCCCGGAGACCGAGTTGAAGTACAGGGCGCCGGCCACCAGGGCGTTGCCGTCGTTGTCCAGGGTTGGGTCAGCAGTCTTGGATCCCAGGTAGCGGTCGTCAAACGAATCGAACGCGGCCAGGGTAGCGTCGCGTGCAGACTCAGCAGCAGACTGTGCGGACGAGGCGTTGCTGGCAGAGGTGGCAGCAGCCAGGGCATGGTACTTTGCAGAGTACTCTCCGCCGGCCACGGGGCCAGAGGTCTTGGTAGCCCAGTTGTTGGCAGACAGCTCGGCAGCCTCAGCGTTAGCCTCAGCCGTCTCTGCGTTGGTCTCTGCCAGCTCGGCAGCAGCCTGGGCAGCCTCGGCAGCGGTAACGGCGTCATCAAGCGCACCGGCATCAATGACCAGGTCCCACTTGGCCGAGTCAGCATTAGAGCTGATAGGCGTCGAACCGGACGAGGTATGGGCGGTATTACAACGGTAGATGTTGGAATTGCTGGCGTCTTTGACCAGGTCGCGCACCCGGTAGGCTACGCCAGCAGCCCAGTTGCCACGCCAGTTGCCAATGTCTTCACCGACGATGGGGTCGCCGTTTGCGTCAAACGCCAGCAGTTTTCCAGCACGGTCAGCAGCCCTGGGCAAAGTCATGTCAATAGTAAGCGGGTCGGTCTGCGGTGCGATCAGCGCACGGTCCAGGCCCTCTTGGTTTTGCTGGGCGAAGATGGTCAGACTGTCGAGCTCGTCGTTCACCGAGTTGGCAAAGAAGTCGCCACCGGTCGTAAAGTCTGTGGTCCGCTGGATAGCCCTGGCGCCGACAATGGCGATCTGGCTGGTGCCTGCCGTAGAGACCAGGGTAACCGAGCCGGTGCCGTTGGCATTGATCGTGACCGTGTAGTCTGTGGTCAGGGTCAGCAGCGTGTCACCCTTGTAGACTTCGATATCAGTCTGAGCCAGGATCTCAAACGTGAACGCGTAGGGTCCGACGCCAGACGCGGCGTAGACTACACGGCGGGGGACGTTGCTAATGGGCACTGGCATGATATTTTCCTCTGCGTAAATTTAGCGGTTAAGCGATATCAGGTCTATCGTTTATATTGGCCTACGTCTTTTTCAATCTCTTTGATCTCGTTAATTGCATCCTTGAGATCCCGGTCCTCGTTAATCAAGGCTTCCTTGGCCAAAGAGTACGATTCCGATATCTCTTTGCGGATTAGGTCCTGAGCGGCAGCCATGTCTCTAGCGGCTAAACGTGCGAGCTGAGGGCTTCTTCCGAGGGTTTCAATATTCGAGGCCAACTGGCCATCCCTTGTGGATAACTCAATCCAGCGGTTGTACTGCTGGGCGGTCAGCTCAACGCCGTCGATCTTGCGTGGCGGGCGGTACATGGGAACGCCGTATTCGACCAGGACGGCATGGGCAAACGAGGTGGTCCCGTCAGACTTCTTAAATGGGTTGTAAGCTTCGTACAGGTTGCCTTTGCCAGCCTTCTTGACGTCGCCGGTGAGCGGGTCGAGCATTGGTGGGAGCGAGCTGGACGTCATGGGGTTGCGGGACTTGTAGAAGTTGACCGCCTCCCAGAAGCCCTTGACCGCGCCGTCCATGGGGTTCTTGTTCAGGTCCGTGGTGGCCTGGTTAATCTGACTGCGAGCTGGGTCCATGATCCGCTCTACGGTGGCGATCAAGGACGAGTAGGCCCCAACCGGAGACCCGCCAATCAGGAAGTTTGTGCCTTGCTTTGAGGCCTGGGCCATGACGTTATACAGGAACGTCGGGGCGTCTTTGGCACCGCTGGTAAAGACCTTGGTGATCTCACCAAAGCCCTGGAGCATGGGCTGGTCGCCGAGGTAGGTATAGGTGGCCAAAGCGCCTGCCATGGCCATCTTCTCCATGTCAGCCTCACCAGACTCCATCATTGAGTACTCGCCCATCGTGCCAGCAATCGAGAGCAGGGTAGAGATCGGCTCTAGGCCAGCGTAGGAAATGTAGACCTTATCCGGGCCAACCGATATCTTGGTGATCTTCTCAAAGTCTTTAAGTTGCTCATCAGAGATATCTGACCTGTTGAACACATACGAGAACGGCTGCCAGCCGGTACCCTCTAGGGCTTGCCGGTCTTCGTTTCGGAACGGGCCGTAGCCGGTGAGCTTGCCCTCAAGAGCGGCCATCGAGGTAGAGGCGATCATGCCACCACCAAGGGTAACCCTGGCAAGGGCCATATCACGCTTGATGCCACCGGCATTGTAGTCAGCCCAGAAGCGTGGCGAGGCTAGGTTCAGACCTGGCGTGCGAGCCATAGCCTCCAGGGCAATGTTGGTCGGAGTGCGGACAAACGGCACAAAGATCTTGAGTAGCGGGTTTTGCAGGGTTTTCTGGATGCCACGAAGCGAAGGCTCCAGATCCCTGGTAAACGTAGTGGTCCTGCTGAACGCTTTGGCCGCCTCGTCAATATCAGCAGGTGGGTCGGTAAGAATTGCCACCATGCGGTTTTGAGCCTGGGCGGTGGCGGTAGCCTCGTCGATGCCGCTGGCCAACAGGCGCTTGTACTCTGCGCTTGCCTCACGGGTGGCCAGGGCGTTGAGCTCCATCCGGTAGCCAATGGCCTTGAAGAACTCGTCCTCGGCCATCAGGGCGCGGCCAGGTAAGGTAATTCCCTTACCCCAGTAGCGGACGGCGGACGACATTGCTTTGCCGACATCGCTATCACCGAATGACACGTCAAACGGATCTTTGCCAAGGCGGGCCTGCTCGATCTTGGTAAACGGATCGGTAGGCTCGTTCTTTTTGAATGCGGTTAATGCGATTTCCCCGCCCTCACGGATGCCCTGCAAGAAGCCAGCAGCCATTGAGTAGACCTCGTCCATGGCAATGGCGTCATCGCCACCGAATGCGGCAACGCGGGCCTTACCAATGACGCTGGCCACGGCACGCTCAGGGATCTGCAAGGCGTTGAAGAACGTATTGCCAGCAATGTTCTTGGCGTGGGTGACAGGCGAAGACAGCAGGCCGTTAATCCAGGTGCCAAACCAGACGTCCTTGAGGGTGCCGCCAATCGTTTTCTCGGCCAGACCGGCACGGGCGCCACGGGTGTCAAGGGCGGTGTACTTGTTGGCCAAGTCAAATGCGTTATCAAGGCCACCAGCCTCATCAAGTACAGATTGCAACATGGCACCACGTTGCGCGGTTGCGGTACGAGCCTGGGAGAAAATACCAAGGGTGCGGGCAATGTCAGCCTGCCTGCCCTTGGCGGCCTTAAGCAAGACGCCCTCAAGGGCAACGGCTTGGTGAAACTCTGTGGCCAGCTCAGGCGTCAGCGTGCCAGCCTTTTGCGCAGCCTTTACCTTCTCGCCCAGGTCAAACGCCCTCTTGCCGGCGTCAGTCACAGCCAAGAGCATTTTGTAGGCAGATGCCGGGTCAGCCTGGGTTGAGACGTTTGGGTCAATTAGGCGGGCAATGAACTTCTCGTCGTAGCCCTCGTCGGCAGCCTTAGCGGCCACCTCGGTATAGGAGATCTTCTGGAGTTGGTCGGCACCGTACTGGCGGGCCGTGGCCTCGATAAACTGCTTAACGCCGTCCACGTCCTTGATCTGGTCCAGGTTGAACACAGTCTCTTGCACGCCGGCCTGTACCTGAGCGGTAGTCGGCGAGGGCTTGCCAGTAGCAGGCATTGTCGGAGCGGTTTGTAGGACCTGCTCTGCCTTGGCTGGCTCGGCATTAGGCACGACCTGGTATGGCCCGACCTTTTCAACTGCGGCGCCAGGTTGCGTAACGGGCACTTCGGTACGCTTGGGCGCACTCTTAATCGCACCGCGAACCGCACCGAATAGGCTGGCTACCTTTTCGCCCTCAAACTCAACAGGATCAGTTGTGTACTCAATTGGCTCGGCAATGATCTCGTTGCCAAGGGCAGCCTTGTCCTCGGCAACAGCCTTCTCAACCCCAGCCAGTTCGTCAAGTCTTTCGTCGATCGGTTTGATGCTCATTTTTCAACTGCCTTTCGAGATTCAATTAGACCGGCTTTGATTTTTTCCATAGTCTTGTTGCCGTCCCGAGAACTTACAAAGTCGTCTGGATTGACGTACTCCCTCGGAATGTTAAATGGCACCCCATTTTTATCCCTGCCATAAAAGAGTTTTTGGTCGGCATCTTCAAAACCAGACAGGGTATGACCACCTTTTAACCTGATTGGGCTATTTAGTTTTACTTTTCCGCTTTGGTCAACCTTTGTCTTGTCAATAAAGCCAGCAATCAAACTACGAGCGTCGTCTGCAATTGGCTTGACCTCCTTGATACTTAGCCCAACCGGTAGGTCTTTGGTGGCTTTAACCGCACCCTTGACCGTCTTGGCAATCTGTTTAGCCCCAGCAATCGGACCGAGCGGGGAGACAACCTCGCCAACCGTCTCAACCGTCTTGCGGTCCTCTGGCTTCATGCGAGCGGCTTGCTCGGGCTTAATTGGCACGTACTTGTCAAAGAAAGCCCTGACCTCTTCCGCAGTTGGCAGCACCGTGTCTTCGCTTACGTTAAGACCGACCGCGTTGCCAAGCGTACGGACCAATCCCTCGATGTCGCCAGGAAGGCCAACAGAGCCCTGAACCGCACCCTTTGTGGTAACCGCAGCGGCGTCCAGCATGCTACGGGCGAACTCACCAAAGGTCAGGTCTTCGGTCGCCTTTTCCGCAAACGAAGTACCCTTCGTCGACGCAGTCTCCGGGACTTGGTCGGACTCAAACTGGCTGGCAAGGGCTTGCAAGTATGCGTCTTCTAATCTCATTACTCACCCCTTACCGTTTTCAATAGATCCTTGATTCTCTGCTGATCTCGCTTCGGAGCCTTCTGGAATGACGCCATGCGGTTCAGCGCATCCTCTGTCAAGTTGTCATTGAACCGAATCCCAAGCTCATCAAGTTTGTCTGACAGGCGTTTGCGGTCTTCTGCAATCTGTTTTGCCGTGTCGCTATTCTTAACGTTTTTAATTACCAGCTCTGCCGTCTCAACCGGGTTGAACGCCTCGCCGTTTTGCACTGCAATGGCGCGACGGCTAATGAACTCAGCCTTAGCGTCGGCAGCCAGTTTGCGCTCATTGCGAAACCCAGGGGTCATTGGATCAGGCACGCCAAGGCGAGCGTTAATCAGGGAGATGGCCTGGTTGTAATCTTTATCAGCGCCACGCGAAAGTTTCTTCAAGCCGTTTGCCTGCTTCCAGGAGATGGCGCCTGACTTGGCATAAGAGTCGATGCCATCCTCGCCAAGCCTGCCCTGGTCGACTAGGCTCTCAAGCCTGCCGTTTAATTCGTCATTCCCGGGTTTGTCACCAGTAAGAATAGCTTTCATCTCCTCTGGCGATATATCACCGATCGCTTTGAGCCGGCTTACAGCCTGGTTTGGAGAGAGTTGGCCAAGGAAATACTGCTCACGGATATTAAGGCCCTCGGCCTTAGCAGCCTCTTTGGCCAAATTCTTTTCGCGCTCTTGCTGGCCATAAATGTCAGCCGATTGCTTGAGAATCCGTTGCGTTATTTTGCCTTTGTCTTCTTCGGGGATGGTAGCCCAAAGTTCAGTGTACTTTCCGGCGTTGCCTGTGGATAACTTTGCCAAAGCCTCGGATGGCTTGGTAGCGAACTCAGCGGACAGGAAGTGCTTGGCAAGCACGTTGTCTCTGGCGCGAATTCTGGCGGCGTCGAACTCCTTGAGTGCATTCTCGGCATTGCCGGCTTGCACGCCAAGCGCATATACCCTTCCACGGCCTTCAGCCACCCTCTGGTCAAATGCCGCAGGATTAGGGTTTACCTCAAGCTCGGTTTGCAAGTTGAGCTCGAAGTTTTTGTTAAGGTCATTGATCTGAACGCCAAGGCCAGCCTGGTAGTTCTTGACAATCATGTCAGAACTCTTGGCCAACAGAGCCTTGCCAGACGTGCGGATAGATGTGACAAGGCCATTTGCCTGGTCGATGTCCAAGTCTTTTAGGCCGTCAGCCAAACCAACTAGACTTTGAACTTCGGTCTGAATGGCGCCAAAGTTTGTCAATTGCCCGGTCTCAACCTTGACGTTGAGCTCCGCCATGCGCTTCTGAACCTCGCCCTCAAGCTCGGATCGAACCTGGATGGCCGTCAGTTTGTTGACCCGGTCCTGCTCTTTCTTGGCCTCGCCAAACGCGAACTGAGACAGGCGATCCAGAGCGCCGCCAAGGTTGGCCATACCCTGAGATTCTTCCCGCAGATTGGCAAAGTCCAGCCTTGGGATATCCCCAGATACGAGACCAGATTCTTGGTAGCGTGGGAGTCGTGCCATATTATGTCGGTGCCGTTTGTGGTGCAGACCCAGCCTCAAAGACTGGGGCTGGAGACTGAGTTGAGGATGGCGACCCGCTTGCGCTTGCGGCAGCAGACGCTAGTTTTGCCAATGCGTTGAATGCGCCCTGGCGGCCAGCCTGGTCACCAGCCGCTTCGTACAGTTTAGCCTGGATGGCGCCACCCCTAAGAGCCGCGTCAGCGTTTGCCAGGACGATCTCAAACTCACGGCCAGCGGCGGTGTCAACCGCTCTGCGCGCCACGTCACCGGAACCAGAGAACGGGTCTACGCCGCCCGCGTATCCTCTGGCAATAATTGCCGAGTTTGCAGAGGCCTGTTTGCGTAAAACCTGGTTGGCCTGCTGCCTGTACTGGACGGCCTTACGCTCGGCCTCGACAGTAACCTGCTTGGCCTGAGTGTCATATAGGCGTTTCTTGGCTTGGCCAGACTGATACTCGCCAATCGCGCTAAAGACTGCCATTGCTGCTGCTACGTATTGCATCGCTATGTCCCTTGGTGAGTAGCCACTTTGTATTCCATACCGAGTAGCGTCATTTTAAGAGGGATATCTTGCTCAATGGTAATTTTTCCCTCGGTTGAATAACCCAAGATGCCATGCAGCGTCTTGGTACCCGTAAACTCCTGGATCGGCTCGTCCAGGATTGTGGTGCTGTCAAAGTTCCTAAATGGGATCTCTGTGCCATTGATCTTCAAATGCTGGGTCTCGGCCACGAAAGCGTTGACCTCGACAATGCGCTTCTTAAAGCCCAGGCGAGACCCGACCGAGAGCTTGAGCTCCGTGGGCATCGTGACCGCACGGACCGCGAAGTCCAGGCCAACCTGGTACGAGGTTGTCGACGAGCGCAGGAAGGTGACCGTGCCGCCACCAGGTACGGTCTGGGTCGGCTGAATGGCGCCGTCTAGGATGATGTCAACCTCTTTGGCCACCAGATGGGACATGGAGACAGAGCCGGCAGCGCCGCCATACTTTGCGCAGTCGGTCTGCAATTCGTCGTCAAAGGTCTCAACGTAGTAGACAGTCGTACCATTTACCGTACGCTTCACGACCGTGTAGATTGTGGATAAGTCTACGCCCACGTCAACGTACTCGCCGTCGGTGGTGAACTCAGACGGGGCGATCACGTTCTGGGCGCGCAGCAGGGAGAACACGGCCATGGTGCCGCCGGTGCTATTGACCATGAGCAGCAGGTCATTTTCGTCTGTGGCCACGGATCTGCGCAGCGCCATGCGGGTTGGGTTCTTGAGCAGATGGCCAGCCAGCAGCGATATTTTGCTGGTGACGTAGGTCAACTGCACGTCGGTAAAGGCGAACTCGTTTAGGCTCTTGCCCTGGCGCTGAACGAACAGGGTGCCGGACTCAAGCTGCTGAACCCGGACACCCTCTTTGGCGCCGTTGCGGGTGGTGGCCTTCACAAAGAAGTTGGTCGGCGTGATTGGGTCCAGGCCTTCCTGTGGGACGTAGAACTCGCCACCCGTGGTGAACACTTGCAGGTCGCGGCCAGCGGTAATGTCAACAATTGCGTTAAACGTGTTGGTGTCTAGGGTAGCCTCGACAGCGTCGTCGTCCAGGCCTTCGGTAGCCTCAAAGTCAAAGAACAGACCGACTTTGGAACCCCAGACAGTAGACGGACGGGAGCGTGAGCCACCAAAGTAAAGCCGGCCCTCATGGAAGGTAACCGACCTGGGATAACCCTTGGTGCTGGACCAGACCGCCTCGTAGCCCGTCTCGAGCTCCCAGTCTCCGCTGGCAATCGCCGTGGTGTCAAAGAATGGGAACTCGGTGATAGCGTTGACTTCGGTGCCAGAGAGGTACTCGACAATCTTGGCGCGGCCCTGTGGGCTAGCGTTAATGTACTGACCCACGTGGGTTGAGCTGAACACGGACGAGCCAGCCGTTAGCTTGACGTTGCCAGACACGGCAGACGGCGTCAGGGTGGCAGCCGGGTTGCTAATGCTAGCCGTAAACGCGTACTTGGGCACGCTATCAAAAGTGATAGTAGAGCCGGTCCAGGACGAGTCAGACGCACCACGGACAATCTTAATCGGGGCGATATCTTCTTGGACCACGATCAGCGTGTCGGCAGACTGGGTCCAGCAGATCTCAGCCAGCCTGGCTCCGGTCAAACCGAGCGAACTGGTGTCCAGGTAGTCATTGCCGGAGGTATTGATGTTGGTAATCAGTGCCTGGTTTTTAAACACGTACATGCGGTTGTTGGTAAAACACAACATGTACGAATCCGAGGTGCTGAACTCGAACGGCACCAGACGAACGCCTGAGCTTGCAGGAACGCTTGTAAGGTACCTAGAACCTGGCCGTCGACGCAGACCACCCTGGGGTTGCACCACCACGTTGGTAGCCTCTTCTAGGGCGTTCTGATAGGCAGGCAAGTCAACCCGTGCCCGCAGTAAAGGGTCAAGCTCGCCGGTAGAGAAGTTTGTCTGAACCGATACGAAGCGAGCCATTAGTACCTCGCTACGATCAGTGAGTAGTCCTCGATCACGTTGACCGGCTGGCTCTGGCCGTCAACCTGGGTGGCTGTACGCATGTACCCGCCACGGCCATTCTCGCCAGGTGAGCCAACGGCCACGCCCTGCCAGTACTGGGCCTTGTCAGCCTGGTCAGTAATCGGCAGGGACAGGTGCCATGCCATCAGGTACTTGAGCAGTTGCACAAAATAGACGGGCATCTCGAACTCACCGACCGAGTACTGGTAGTCGATCCAGACCTCTTCCAGGTCCGTGAGCAGCTTGTCCTGCTGGATGCGGTAGGTGTTCACCGTAGGCGATCCTGGCGAGGCAGAGGCAAAGACCCGGCGTGGCGGCGAGATACGGTCGCCAGGCAACTGGTATTCGTATTTGTACTCCGTGGTCGGCGTGGTAATCAGCCGGGAGAGCTTGACCTTCTTAAACGAAAAAGACCACGGGTAAATGGTCAGGGCTTGGTCGCGGATGTCAGCGTAAAGTCGGTCACAAATGTTGGCGCTATCCGTGCCCTCGTTAAACGAGGTGATAGGGTTGGCTCCCAGCATGAGCAGGGAATCAGAGCATATCGAGAGTGCGGAATCACCAGCAGCCATGACAGACCTCTATGTAAAAAGGGCCGGCCACCACAAGTGTAGTAGCCAGCCCGGGTGCAGCGTTACGTCTTAGTCGGCATCGGCCACCGAGATCGTTGTGCCGTCAGACACGTCAACCACGGTACCGGTGTTCGACAGGACAACCACCAGAGAAGCGGTGGGGGTAGCCGTGTCGTAAACGTAAATCAGGTCGCCGACCTTCATCAGGCTGGCGGCTGAGTCAAAGTAACCGCTGGTGTTGACGGTAGCAATAGCGTCAGCAGACTGGTAAGCCCAGATCTGAGGAGCATTGCCAGCCTTCGAGCCAGCGACAAGGTTGAGACCAGTTGAAGAGTAAGCCATTTAGATATCTCCTTAGGCGTCGGTGGTTTGAACTTCAACAATACCCTCGGCGTCGATGGCAATTGCGCCAGCAGAGAACAGAGCGTTCACCAGGAACGAGGTCTTCTCAGGGACGTAGTTGACTTCGGTGCGGGGGGCAATGCCTTCGGCGTAACCGATAGCGTCGCGGTGGAAGAACCACAGTTTGCGCTCAGACGAGGCAACAGGCAGTCCGCCCTCAGCGCGATCACCAATGGTATGGAAGGTGAAGCCCAGGAAGGTATTGACTTCGCCGGACACAAGAGCGCGCACGGTGTTGAAGTCGCTGGAGGTAACAGAGGTCTCACCCAGGAGCGAAGCCAGGCTGTTGGCGTGAATAACGGCATGACGGTTGTCAAAAGGCACGTTGTTCTTGTCCAGCAGTTTCTTGGCAGCGCGCAGCTTGGCAACGTTCAGACCAGTGTTGTCGCCACCTTCGTCTTCGGTGACAACCAGGCTGGTGCTGGAAGCGGCCAGGGCGTCCAGGATGATCTGGTCTTGGCGGCGGCCAATAGCGTTGGCAACAACCTGGACCAGCTCTTGGCGCTCGTCAAAGTTAACCTTCTGCTGCGAGAAGATGTCGCTGTACTCAGCGGCATTCCAGTCGGCCAGCGTGCAGGTGACTTGCGAGAAGCCAACGTTCATGGGGGTTACGTCGGTCTGGGGGATACGTGCAGTAGCAACACCCTTACCAACTTTGGGGAACTTAACGGAAGAACCTTCGACACCCCGACGCTGACGCACGGCACCAACCAACTGTGCCTTGGCCTGATAGGCCTGCTTAACCTCAGCATCAAAGAGTTGTACAAAGGCGTTTGACAGTGCGATAGCCATTGTGATGCTCCTTGAAAAATTAAAAAAAGGTTTAATCGCGTCGGTTGACCTGTTGCCAGGGCCTTGTGCTTGCGCCTTGCGGGCGCCAGTCGTCAGTTTCCACTGCGGTGCGGGTTCCGTTAGGAGTTATCCACAACTGCTTTTTAGCGGTTGCGATATCAGATTGCAAGCGAAAAAAAGCCCCGGGAGGAGAAGGCCCGGGGCTAACCCTTGTGACAGGGGAGGAGAGACTACGAGAAATTGCTGGCAAACAGGCGTTCGACTTTGGCGCGATACGCTGGATCGGTCTTGTACTTAGGATCTCCGACCATGGCGTAAAGCTCGTCCTTAGAAGGAGCGCCTTCCATGGGTGTAGATTGTACAGGAATTCTAGTGCCTTCGTAAGTCTCACGGAGCTTGAGCATCATCCGCAGGCCCTTGGCAGTGCCGGCAGCGTACTTGAACTCCTCGAAGTCATCCTTACCCCAGATGCCTTTCCTTACCAGGCCGCTGGCCCAGTCCACGGCAGACTTGACCATGGCGTCAGCGTTGGGCCCAAGCGACTTGCGCTCTTCCTCGATCGATCTGGTGGCCACTTCCTGCTGCTCACCCTGCATGGCCACAACGTCTTTGACCAGGGCGTCCAGAGCCAACTGGCTCACGCCGTACTCTTTGGCCCAGCCTAGAACGTGGGACTTGATGGGGTCATCGTCGGGCACCGAGCCAAAGGCGCTGGTGTCGTAATTGCCGTCTGCCGGGGCCTTGTGCTTGCCCTGGGAGACCATCTTGCGCATTTCCTGGTAGGACTTGGCAATGCCCTCCAGGTCCGGTGCTGATTCGTCTTTCTTCCAGAAGTTCTCTGGCCACCAGTCTGGGCGCTCAAGAGGCTCGTCATCATCAGGTGGTGCTGCCTTGTGGTCGATATCGGTCTTGCTTGTATCTTGTACTTCCTGGCTCTCCTCGTTAATGCTCACACCGTCGAGCAGGCCAGCATCGCCAGAGGCGACTTCCTGGTTGTCTGTCGTTTCCATTAGAGTTTCCTTGCTAAAGATATCCGTGCTTTGATATCCCGGACCACGGATCTCTGCCCTTCGGCATAGAACGCATGAGACGGGTCAGCACCCGGCACGGCAACGGGTACGTCCACATAGGTCTGCTCCAACCACTCGAGCAGCTTTGCGCCGTCTTCGGACGTAAAGACGCGCATGACCAATCGGTTTAGATCGTCACGCCCTTGCTGGGCGTCACGGACGTCTTGCCCCATCAGGGCTTCCAGCTCATCCCAGCCTGGCATTAGGCAATGCTCTTGACGACTTCAGCGGCAGCCTCGGGATTCTGTTGCGCTGCCATCTGTGCCATTTGTGCGGCCTCTTGCATTTTCATCATCCTCTCGTCCGGGGACAGACGAACCCGCTGGGGGACGCCGAGCTTCTCGGCAATCAGATCCAGGGTCTCGCCGACCTTGATGGACATTTGACCCTCTGGCCCCATCTGCTGGGCGATCTGCATGTACTGCATGATCGAATTGATCTCTTCCATGTTCTGGGCCATGGCCAGCGGGGCTACCGGGGAAACCCGTACCTCGAGGCCGTTGACGCGCAGGGGCAGGTCGATCAGGCCACGGTCGTCCATGACCTGGAGGATCTTCTCGACCAGCGGGATCATGGTCTCGTTAATCAAGCGCCCAAAGGCAGAGCCCAGGTTCTGAGCCAGCTCCTTCATGCGCTCGACCACCTCGGTGGCAGATCTTGCCGACATGTTGTCCGGCGGCAGGCTCTCGTCTAGCAGGGTGCGCTTGACGTTCTGGCGCAGGTCGTTAATCACGATCTGGGACACGTTGAAGTCTGCGGAACGGGGCAGCGGCTTTAACGAGTCGCCTTGTGGGCCACCGTTACGGGCCACCGGGATAATGGCACCCGGAAGAATCTTGACGGTGGCTGGGTTCAGCACGCCATCATCTGCCGCTGTGTAGACCCCTGCAATGGCCAGGCTGGCATTCTTGAGCAACAGCTCTAGCGTCTTGTTCAGGGTTTTGATATCGGGTAGGGCGGTAATCAGGGGGCCACGGCCATAGATCTCGCCGGCCACCTTCATGTAGCGGCTGACAACCCAGGGCGATACCTTCATCCGGCGGTAGACAATCTCCTGCTTACCCTCTTTGTAGATCACGTGGTAGCAGTAGTCGCCGCGCTTGATGTCCAGAATTGTGGCCTCAATCAGGTCCACGTCCTCGGTGGGTTTGTCCTTGATGAGCCGAGCCAGGGAGGACGTCTCGTCGATCTTGGCGTCCGGCCACTGGCGCTGGATGGCCTCGGCCTTGATCCGCATACGGCGGTAGACGTTGTCCACCTTACCGTTGGCGCCCTCCTCAAAGGCCACCAGGAACTGTGGCACAGGGATAAAGTTGATCGGGCTGACCTCATCGCCAGGCTGAACCATCATAACCGCCGTGCCCACGGCCAGATCCAACAGGAACTCGCCCATGGCGATATCGAAGTTGGACTGCTTCATGGTGGCAAAGAGCTTTTCTGTATATACATCAAGTGCCTCTTGGGCCTCTGCTCGGCGATCGTCTGGGATCTCCGGGCCTGGCTCTAGGCGGCACCATTTGCGCTGCGGCGGGAAGATCCCGGACTGCAAGCGGTTGGCAAAACGCTGGGTGGAATTGATGGCCGTGGAGTCGAAGACGCGCTGCATCTTCTTGGAGCCACCAACCTTGCCGTCGTAGTAACCGTCGTACAGGTTGCGCTGCGGCAGGGCGAACTCGTAGGCGTCTTCGTAAAGGTCGCGGAAGTCGTCCTTCTTGCGCAGGGCCATGTCGTGACGCTTGATAACGTCCTCGGGTTTGAGCCTCATCATTTCAGCCATGTCAG